AGCGAAGTTTAGAATAGGTAGGCATTTAAAGAGAGCTATTTTAAAAATAGATGGCACGCACGTTGTAACATTTCAGTACGGGCAAGAGAAATTAGCAAAAGATGTTTGTGATCTCTTAAATGGGGAAGCATATAATCGCATTTCAGAGCTAGAGAATGAGTTATTACAGATGGCAAGTTCAACACGTCTAACTGAGAAGACGTTGCGCCAAGAAATTCAGGAGCTAGAGAAGGAGAACATAGAACTAAGAAACTCCGCTGAGGTTGGTTCTAATATGTACGGCAATCTACTGAATCAAAAATCAGAGATTCATAAAAAATTGATTGATGCAGAGAAGGAGAACCAGCGGCTAAGGGATGAGGTCAAATACACTGATGGAATAGCCGAAAAGAAGCAAAACGAAAAACTAAGGACTGAAATTGAGCAACTAGAATCCCAACTAAAGTTATCGGAGGATCTTTTAGACATGGCGGTAAAAGAATGGAGAATAAAAAATGATTTTAACAGGTGCAGGATGTTTCAGGCTTGCCTGACGGAATACAAAAAAATCAGATACCCTAGTAAAGATCAAAAGCCCCACCAATGAATGATGAGGCTTTAAGATTAATCTTTCCGGTTTCCTATAAAGGGGGTGGAGTCCCTAAAAGTAAGGCCGGTGCGCTTGCAAGATAGTAATTTTTAGTATATTTGCCTAAACGGGTATATAGTTTCACTGTGGAACATGGCTAAACAAGTTATTTCAAATGGCTAACGGACACGGAGGGGCAAGACAAGGCGGAGGCCGAAAACCCAAAGCGGTTGAGTTGAAGCTCCTTGAAAGGATGAGCAGCGCGTTAGGCGATGATTGGGATGATGAAATTTTGCAATCAGCCTTCAAAGAAGCTAAGAAAGGATCATTCCAACATCAGGCACTTTTACTAGCCTACAAGTACGGAAAGCCTCAAGACAAGGTAGACGTAACCACCAACGGGAAAGACCTCCCTACATCGAAAGAGATAGTTTTCAGGCGTTACAATGATAAGCCTTGAGTTTTCAGAACTATACGAACCGATATTCAAAACTAAGGCTAGGTATATTGATCTTTGGGGAGGGCGAGGTCGCGGGGGTTCCTTCACCGGAACTCAATACTTTTTGCACCTCATCACCCAACCCGAGTACTTCAGGGGTTATTTCATGCGGGAAATCGCGGGAGACATACGGGAATCGCTTTGGCGTGATTTCAAGGACAGGATCGATGAGGCAGACCTATCAGAACTATTCGAGATCAATGAGACCAGCATGAGCGCGGTATACACTCCTACCGGCAATACTGTTCTATCTAGGGGGTTTAAGAAGTCTCAGGGGAACCGAACGGCAAAACTAAAGTCATTGGCCGGGGCAACCCATGTACTAATAGAGGAGGCGGAGGAGATAGCGCAATTAGACTTCAATCAGCTTGACGATACCCTTAGAACCAAGAAAGCCGAAAACATACAAATAATCAGGATATTCAACCCGCCTTCAAAGAATCACTGGCTTTGGGGAAAGTACAATTTGATGCCTGCAGAAGTTGAAGGGTATTATAAGGCAACCCCGAAAGCAGATCCAAACTTATTGAGCATATTCAGCACTTACCGGGATAATATCCAGAACATTCACAAATCATCCCTGCAGGCATGGGAGGACTACAAAAAGACAGACCCTGAGTATTACCATACGATAATCAACGGACTAATAAGCGAGGGAGTTCGCGGTAGGGTATATAAACACTTTCAGCCTATTACGGCTATATCGGATTCATATCCTAAGTTCTACGGCCTTGACTGGGGTTACAACGACCCTACGGCCTTGATTGAGTGCCAGCATCATAACAACACGCTTTGGATTAGAGAGGTTGTGTATCAACAGGGATTGACAAACAGTGAGCTTTCAAGGCTTATGGATCAATTAGGGATCAACAGACGCGCACCGATTTACGCAGATTCAGCGGAGCCAAAAGACATTCAGGATTTAAAGAAAATGGGATGGAATGTCATAGCCGCCCAGAAAGGCCCAGACTCGGTAAGGAACGGGATAAAATTTGTTAAGGACAAGCAAGTATTTGCATTGGAAGAAAGTGTAAATTTGTGGAAGGAGGTTGAGGATTACAAATGGCGATTAGATCAATACAAGATGCCGGTGGATGGTGAGCCTGAGGATAGGAATAATCACCTTATGGACGCATTGCGCTACGCCTGTGATTACATCAATCCGAACCTAAAGCGAGGAGTAAGATTTACCGCAATGTGATATGGCACTAAACGCTAAAGACGAATTAAAGACGGTAGTAACTACAAAACTAGGGAGGCCGGTAACTTGGATTCATGCCGACCTGTTCCGATCTAACTTCCTTGTCGATCAGCTTGAGGGTAACAGCTCATGGCCGGTGTTCATCTACCTTACCCCGGTTGAGAAGCGGGGACAGCTCGAAGACAACACGCAATCAATCAAGGGAACTATTTCAGTAAGCGGTTATTTCCTTGACCGTCCAAATTTCGAGACTCAGGACTACACGAGCGAACAGGTAGAGCCAATCATTGACGACATGGAGTCACTGGCGAGCAAGCTGGTTTATAATCTGAATAAGCAATCGGTAACAGCGGTAACGGATATGCAGCGCGGGGGGATTGTAGATTGGAAGACGGTAGGCGTTTACTCAAAGTTTGACGCTAACGTATTCGGGGTATTGCTTACTATGGACTGGCCGGTAGACGAGAGAAAAACAGGATGCTAAACAACAAACCAAATTATATGTACCAAGTATCAAAAAAGATTTCGTTTAAGGAGGGCGTAATACAGACCTACTCAGGTGTTTTTGGGATTCTAGTTACGGTTGTGATTTCGTCCCCTGTTTTCGCTTTGGCAGCTATTGTCATAGGACTAGCGGTAAAGATCGTTTGTAAGGCGTTCATGTTTGGCTTTAACTGGTTTTGATGCTAAAACTGATCGCCAATAAGACCAAGACTTTAAACGTGCCTACATCGTGGGGTGAAACCTCTACATTCTTATTCCAGCGAATCATAAAAGAGTGGGACATGGACAAGCCCATAGCCGAACGGGATCGTGTGAAGTTGTTCTCAATCATTTCCGGTCAGGATTACACCGAAGTAATGGAGAGCGAGAATTACGAGCTTCAATCTTTGCTTGACGCGGTTTGCGCGTACGTGTATTATACCGACCTTCCGACTGATGTAAAGGATAAATTTATGTTGAAGGATAAGGCCGTCAAGATTCCGAAGGATTTGAGCGGAATGACAACAGGTCAGGCTATCCAGATACGTCAGCGGATGGACACGGTAAAGGACATAAGGGAGTTGATTTCTTTTGCTTGCTCTGTTTTCATCCAGCCGTATTTTGACGGCAAGACTGTTAACGACAGATTCAAGAAAGCAACTTTTGATATGGAGCGAGTGAGGGAATTAGAAGATGAGGTTTTGAAAATGCCCATAACCTATACTTATCCGATTGGTTTTTTTTTCTTAAATCGGCTAAACAGGTCTGGGATGATGCCAACAAGAAACTATCCTCTACCAAGACTGACCCTATGGAAGAGATGGCTGCGAAGCTTGCTGATGCGGATAGATTACAGCCTTTTTTCTATCTTGGGATCGTTGATGTATTTGCTCAGAAGTTCTGTCTTGACCCGGACGAGGTATATCATAAGCCTTTTAACATGATTATCAACTTTATGTGGAGGTGGAACGAGCAAGCGGAGTATGGTAAGAGGTACGCTAAGGCAATGGAGGAAATAAGAAAACAGAGTAAATGAAAGAACAAATAGTCAGCTTCCTGACCAACATACAAGGCTCTTTGATTGCGCAATATCAGTCAAAGGGCTTGCGTGCTTTTGGTACTTTTCAGAAGGAGCTGAGACACACAGCTGACGAAACAGGCGGCAAAATCTACGGCCCCGGCCATGCGGTGCAGATGGTTTTAGGAAGACGACCGGGGGCCATGCCGCCAATCCAAGCTATCGAGGACTGGATACAGGCGAAGGGACTCGATCTAAGCCCTTGGGCTGTGGCCAAGAGCATAGCGAGACGAGGCACAAGTATTTACAGGGGAGATCGGGAAGGACTTGATATAAAGGAATCGGTTGATAAGCATAAGGACGAGTTTACAAATAGCCTGATTGCCGAACAGTCGATGGTTATCAGGGCTACTATTTCTTTGGCGTTTAAACAATCTGCGGAGGCATTGAAAGCATGAAATCACATCACTACGAAAAGTCCGATAAATTTAAGATACGCATTCTATCAAAATGCGAATGCTGCGGAGTAAATTCATATAATTTGTGGGATGGAGAATACACAGAAGAACACATAAGGCTTATCAATGAAACAGGCATAAAAGGATCATTTACTGAGTGTCCTAATTGTGATATGCTTACACTTAAAAAGGCGGTAGGGATCGAAAAAATACCAATATGAAAAATTTTTTACCCTCATTATACCCTATTATCCGAATAATCGCTTTAACGGGTTTGGTCGGGTGTGGTAGCGTTGGGAGTATCAACGGTGTAAGGATACCAAACGACAGGCCTAACATTAAGAACTACTGCCTTGTAGGAGCGTCCTGTTTTGCCTTAGGGTATTATCTCGGAAAGAATGTTTTACCTCAAGATTTACTGAAATGAGTCAGCCGACAGTAAACTCAAGACCTGCAACGTGGTCGGGTACCAGTGCCCCGATTCTCTATAAGTTCACCTCCACAAACTACGCTAACGCTGGTTACCGGATGGAGGTAGAAATATGGGATAATGTTGCAGCGGCCAAGATTGCGGACGCAAAGTATTACGCCAACGGAAGTGGAGCGGTGACGGTTGATGTTAGCGCATTCCTGAGGTCTAACATGAGCTTGGATTTGGAAGCCGACCTAACAAGTGGCACTGTTTACCAAGATGTCAACTGGATTAATTACTACATCAAATATCAAGAAGTTTGGACGGCATCCAGCGAGACACAGGTAAACGACTCAGCAAATCCAAGATGGGCGATATACGGAGGCGTGCAGCTAGGTAATGCCAATGATTTCTCAGATTATGTAGATCCTACGTTTAATTTTTTAACTCTACCGGATGAATGCACAGCCATAGTAAACTACAATTTCCTATTTGGGTTTATTGTAAATGGGGCTAATCAATTCTTGAGGGTCAAAAGATATGCTAACGGATCGCTACTAAACACAACGGATAGCTCCGATTTCTCAGGCGTTGGCGCATGGATAGGGCGCATAAAAGAAACCTCAACAGCAGACAGGATAGACGTTTCAATATGGGGACCTGACTCTACTGAATTACTATTAAACGGTGATTTCGCTCTAGGTAGCACTTATTGGAGCAATGTAGGAACGGGCGTAAGTTGGTCTACTGGATTTGGCGGCCCGGCATCTGCATCATTAGACAGCACCACAAATACGACTACAAAAAACTATGTGCAATCTTTCACAGCTCAATCTGTAGGCGACTTTAGATTTAAAATAAAGTGCTATACGGATGTATTGGCAGAGCATTTTAATTTGAAGGTATCTACCTATACAGGCAATACGCTCGTAGAGGATGTCCTTGATTTTGACTGTACTTGGGTTATGGCTGATCAGGATGCCAATGAACAGGATACCGGAATAATAACGGTATCAGGCGGATTTGATAGGATATACATAAAGGCCACAATAACAACAGTAGGGTTATGCGGGGCTAATTTTTCACTTGTATCAGTGACCGATGAGGGCACAGACGCACAGCTATCCGAAACCAAGACTATCAACATACTAGAAGATTGCAACAACATAGTAATGCTCGCATGGCGCAACAGCCTAGGAGGGTGGGAATCTTACCCCTTCACCTATAATCAGGAATACACCTGGGATTACGGAAACGGGAAGAAAGCAAAGCGGCTAACACTGTTTGCTGAAAATCTGACCTTAACTCAGTGGGAAGCCATCAACGGATTAAACACAACAGGACAGCAGTACCGCAACAACATTACCGAAATGACTACAAGCCTAAACCGGACCTCATCAAAGGTAGGACAATCGGTATACGTGCTAAACTCAGACGGGTCAAAGACGGGGGTAGTGGTGATAAACCAAACTAACGTAACCCAAACAAAGCAGCAACAGCACAGCGCGGTAGTTACGATTGAATACCCTGAGACATTCTTGCAATGAGGCCAAACGTTCAAATATGGTTCAATGATGATTTACTCGATCTATACGATAACACCGTTATAGCTCAGAACTTCAAATCTTTCGATCTATTCTCGTTCAGTGTAAGTTTCAGGAACTATACTAACTCTTTCAAAGTACCGTTCACCGAGAACAATGACAGAATATTGGGCAACATTAGGGTGTTATCCTCTGACGATGCTACTATTTATTCCTCGAACACCTGTAGGATTATCCAGAACGGGGTAGAGATTGTCAACAACGGAACCCCTATTGTTAGAGCCTCAGACAATGGGTATGATATTTTTGTTCTCTCGGGGTTAAACGTATTTGAGACGATCGGGAGCGAGAAATTAACTGAGCTTGACTTCACTGCCTCTGGAACCGGGTACAATGGATCATCTAATCCTATCTACACGGCTACTACCGGAAGGATTAACCCCGTGTTGAATTACGGTAGATTCGATGGGGCCGACCTGTTAGAAGAAATCTATATCCCGTCTTTTTTCTATCACTCTTTGATTGATTCCATCTTTGATGATGCAGGGGTAAGCAAATCAGGGTCGATATTCAGCGATAACAAGTATCTCAATACAATCATCCCTTTCGCTCGAAGTAGGTACGCGTATACGAATGACTTCATAGACAAGCGTTTGGTTATCGTTGAGAAGACAAGCGGGCAATCAATTTCAAACGCAAATCTCCCAACTACCAATATTACCTTCCCAAGTGTCATTTATGAAGGCTCAGAGGGATGGTGGAATAACGCGACAAGCGACTACACACCTGTGGAGGCTGACGCTTCAACCGGGGAAAGACTTTGCTACATTCAAGTTGAATTAACGTTAGATATAACGGTCACAGGCGGAACAGTGGACATTATAGTTCAAAATTCAAGCTTTCCGGCTTTGGCTACGGGTATAGGCACTTCAACTTTCACAGCGACCACTGCGGCAAACGTTGCGTCAGCGTTGGTAAACACCAGCTACAATATCCGCGCAACTTCTGCCAGCGGAACTCCCAGTGTAACAGTTAACAGCGGACGACTCACAATCACACCAATAAACCAACCGCAATTTGGGTCAAATAGTCATATGTACTATAATCTTTTACTTCCCGACATGGCAAAGAGGGATTTTTTGAAAGACTTTTCCGTAAGGTTTGGCCAATTGTTTAAAGAGAAAGACGGAGTAGTTTATTGTAAGTCGATAGACGAAATCATAAACGATAAGTCAAACGCAGTAGACTGGACCTCTAAGAGAGTCAAAGCACCGGATAGGATTTCGTACGTTCCGAGCGGGTACGCGAAAAACAATTTCTTAACCTATAAATCCGTAGACTTTCAAACCCCTGAGGACTTTGGTGAGGCGTCTTTCACAATAACTAACCCCGGATTGAAAGACGAGGTAACCCTTTACAATGCAGTTTCAGCATCGAAGACAGATTACACCGGCCAGATATATTGCGCTCAGGTTCCGCTATACGATGATACAGAATCAAGCTTCATGGAGACATTCAAGTTTAGTCCCGGCCTCCGTGTTTTGCTTGTGAGGGATAAGTCAAGCGATGAGCCAACTCTAACGGCAAACGGTGGGGCCATTACGGGAATTTCGAGTTATAAGGTCGCATATTTTCATGATAGAAATCAGACTTACAGTTGCAAATATCAGGACACGATAGATGATTATTACCCTTTGCTCATTGAGTCCTTGCAGAGGTTCAAAATGGTAGAGAGAGAGTATATTTTGACTGAAGCCGACATTCAAAATCTGGATTTTTTCTTGCCGGTGTTTGATAATGACAGTTACTATATTTTAAACAAGGTGGGGCCGTATATTCCAGATCAACCGTGTAAGGTTCAATTACTTAAACTTTAGAGGCGATGGCAGAGCAGAAGGAGACAATTTTATTCGACTTACAGGTAAAAGAAGACACCAAGAGTGTCGATAACATGACCGTGTCTATCGGTAGTCTGACGGAAGCAAATAAGAAGTTACGCGAGGAACGCAAAAAATTGAACCTCGACACCGCTGAAGGACAAAAGAGGGTTCAGGAAATTAACAAGCAACTAGACGCGAACAACGCAAAAATAAAAGAGAACTCGTCCGCACTTGAAAAGCAGCGTTTGAATGTGGGTAACTATACCGGGGCACTGGATAGGCTTGTTCCGGGATTAGGGGCCACTGTCACAGGGTTCCAAGGAATGACCAAGGCTGCATTGGCGTTCATCGCTACACCTATAGGAGCAGTAATAGGAGCATTGGGCCTAGCTATAGGGGCATTAACGGCCTACTTCAAAGGATCTGAAGAGGGTCAAAATAACTTCAACAAGGTTGTAAGGGTTGGGACAGTAGTACTTGGAAACCTACTTGATGTCGTTCGCGACTTTGGCGGAGCTTTATTCAAAGTTTTTACTGGGGATTTTAAAGGAGCTGTTGACGACTTGAAGGCAGGATTTGAGGGGATCAAAAACATAGTATCCGATACCGCCAATGAGTTGGAGGAGGGCATTGCTATTGAAAATCTCAAAGCCCAAACCGATGTACTTGAAAGACAGTTGATAGTTCTGAAGGCTACCAATGAAGCGAGGATTGCAGAATTAAAACTAAAGGCTGAAGATAAAAGCCTAAGCGCAGAGAAAAGACAAGAGGCATTGAATGAGGCTCTAAAACTTCAAAATGAACTGAGTGATGCTGCCGTAACGGTAGCTAAGAACAGGCTTGACATAAAGCAAAGGGAAAACGCCCTTTCGGATTCCACAAAAGAAGATTTGAAGGAGGAAGCAGAATTGCAGGCTCAATTACTTCTAGTTGAGAAAGACCGAGCGGATAAGAGCAAGGAAATAGTGACCAAGAATCAGGCACTACGTCAGGAGTCTATTGCATTGCTTGAAAAGGAAAGACAGGCCATTGTAGATGCTCACAACGCTGAGATATTACGCGAAGCTGACGCGGTGATCAGGGCAGCGGTAGAAGAAGAAAGACACCAGAGAGAGCTTGAGCAGATCAACGAAAGAATCCAAGCCTATGTATCAGAAGAGGAGGCATTAAGGAATCGGATTTCAGCACTCGATTTAGAGGCCGATCTAACAGACGAATCAGCAGACGCTAACGCTGACCTTGCAAAAGAATTGAAAAAAATTGCAATGGTCAGATTGGAAGAAAGAAGAAACACAGACCTTGCGGCTCAGGCCGTTGCACAATCTGGAGCGATAGCGCAACAAGTAGCGGGAGAATCAAAAGCACTATCAAGCGGAATCGCGCTGATCTCCACGTATTTTTCAGCACAAAAAGCCTTTGAATCTCAGTTTCTTCCCGTTCCCGATCCGTCCTCGCCTATTAGGGGCGCGATAGCCGCAGCCGTTGCCGTTACCGGTGGTCTTGCGAGGGTAGCACAAATCAACAACATCGGGTTTTCGCGTGGGGGTTTTACAGGTGACGGTTATGGCGTTGCCGACTCATCAGGATTTAAACCCGCTGGGATTGTCCATGAAGATGAATGGGTGGCTCCAAAATGGCAGATTCAAAAGAACCCCGCTCTATTCAATGCCCTCGAAAGAGAGAGATTGAAGGGTTACGCCAACGGGGGGTTTGTTCAATTCGATTCAAGACAAGCTACACGGGATTTCAGGGGTGATTTAGGTCAGGCTCAAGTGGTGCCGGTGCTAGTATTAGAAGATTTTGAATACAAGGCCACACAGAAAAACGAGATAATTTCAAGGGCACAGATAGCATGAAAAAAACGCTAAAAAACTACATCGAAGACGGCACGTTACAACACCTCGGACAAATGGGAATAGTCCCTCTGACCGTACTGACAAAGGTATACATCTGGGAGCGGGTGCAAATTATCCGCGATCAGAACCCCGATAAAAACAAGATGAGCGCGGTTCAGGAAGTGGCTTTAGAGTGCCGATTGGACGATTCAACCGTACTGAGAAGCTATAATTTTGTAAACAAGATTATCTAATTGCAAAACTTTGCAATAATTTAATAATCGCTTATACGGTTATTTGCTTCCGTGAGCGTTGCAAATATCTACATAGATAAGCCAATCGGGAACATCGAAGACAACGGGGTAACCGTTCAGGGCGTTCGGCTTATTGACGTCATCGCTCAGGTAAAAGCCTTTCCAGAGGCAAAAGAGTACCTAATCCACATCAACAGCCCGGGCGGCAATGTTGAAGACGGTGATCAGATTTATGATTACCTGATTTCTCTCAAGAAAACTGCAAAAGTAAAAACTATCACAGCGGGGGACGTTGGTTCGATTGCTACTAAGATTTACCTAGCCGGTGACGAGCGTTACATCTACGAGAATCACAAATTTTTTATTCATAACCCTTGGATGGCCAGCGCGGGAGACGCGAAGCAAAAGATGCTCGAAGCCCACGCGCTACAGCAAACCGAATCAGCACTAAGGGCATTCTATCAGCAAACTACCAAGATAGACGAGGTTGGATTGTCTCACCTTATGGACAATGAGGAAGACATGAGCGCAGATCAAGCTGTGGCACTGGGATTTGCAACTAAGAAACTGAAAGCCAGAGTAAAGGCTATGGCCTATTTAACCAATAATAAATCCACAATGAGCAAAGAAAAAGAAAACGGTATACAAGAGTCACTAAACAAAATTTTGGCCCTTGTTACAAAAGCTTTTACCTCCGAGGCTAAGGCAATGGTGCTAGAGCTTCAGGACGGTAAAAAAGTATTTGTTGAAACGGAGGACGCTTCCATGTTGGAGGGGGTTTCTGTTTACATGGTCGATGAGGCGGGAAATCCAACTCAAGAGCCAGCACCAGACGGTCAGCACACACTTAATGACGGTCGAGTTATCACCGTAACGGAAGGAAAAGTTGCCTCAGTTGCGGCAGCGCCAGCAGCACCAGCAACGCCAGCACCAGACGCGGCCATCGCTTCGAGATTGGCGGCTTTGGAGGCCAAATTAAACACCATCGTAACGGCCAACGCGAACAAACCAGAACTTCAAAAAGAGCTTGTAAAGGCTATCCAAGCTTTTAAGGACGAAAACAAAGGCGGTTCTGAGTCGGAAGAAATCAAAGCATTAAAAGCGGAATTGACTGAGATCAAAAATCAAATGTCTACCGTGAAAGTTCCGGTGAGCGCACAAAGAAACTTCGTGCAGAGGCCAGAGCAAAAAGTAAAGTTAAGTCCTATTCAGGCTTATCAGAGGGGAGTAAAAGAAGAAACAAAATAACGTAAAGAAATGCCAAATCCATCAATAACCACAAACTACGCGGGTGTCTCAACCAGAGACATTTTGCAAATCATGGTTCTCGGAAATGAAGCCTTTGAAAAAGGGCAGTTCATGGTTCATGAGGACGTAGACGATAAAGGTTTAGAGCTTGCCTTGCTGAATGTTAACAGTAACATCATTCAGGCTTATAGTTCTATGCCAACGACTCCATCTAACGCTGCGAGTCACACGAACAGAACTTTGGTTCCTACCAAGCTTCAGATTTACGACCATATCAACCCTATGGCCTATCAAGCTTACTGGAAAGAGTTTCAGCAAGAAGGGCCGTTAGCTGACAAGGTTTTGAATCCTCAGATTCAGGCGGCTTTGGTTGATGCTTACGTGAAAAGAGCTAACAACCAACTCGGAGCGTTGATCTGGAAGGGTGACACATCCCTTACAAATGAATTGAAGTGGATTGACGGTATCGTTACCAAAGCTATTGCGGCTTCTGTTACAGGACCGACACCAGCCGGTAACATTACCGCATCAAATGTCCTTGCTGTTCTTACAGCAACGTTGGCTACCGTGGATAACTCGATAATCGGTGACCCTGATTTGACCATTCACATGAGTACCCGCGATTGGAGATACTACGGTGATGCAATGGACGCTTTGACCTACAAAGGGCCAGCTTATGACCGTCAACCTGCATCGCAGTTTAAGGGCATTCCTATCCAGAATTATTCTGGATTCCCTAACAACTATGTGTTGATTTGTAAGTCAGGAAGGACAACTAACACTTCGCTTCATGCGGCTGTTAACGCGTCAAATGATCCAGAGAACCTTTTGATCGAAAAGTGGAGACCAGAGGGAGATATTTATTTCCTGAAGGCGACATTCAGCATGGCGGTGAACTTCCCATTTGCTAGTGAAATGGTTCTTTACCAACCATCATAATTCTAACATTTAAACCATAAGAAAATGGCAATAGTAACAGTATCAAGATTTACCAACGCCCTCGAAAACAACAGCTTTGAGGGACAAGGCCGAAAAGCTCAGGCTCTTGCCTATGCGGCCACTTCTGCGCCTACCTGTGTGGAGGCAGCAGAGCAATACCTTGTGTATGAATTGTTAACAGGTGCAATGATCGTTACCAAAGCTATTGCGGCTTCTGTTACAGGACCGACACCAGCCGGTAACATTACCGCATCAAATGTCCTTGCTGTTCTTACAGCAACGTTGGCTACCGTGGATAACTCGATAATCGGTGACCCTGATTTGACCATTCACATGAGTACCCGCGATTGGAGATACTACGGTGATGCAATGGACGCTTTGACCTACAAAGGGCCAGCTTATGACCGTCAACCTGCATCGCAGTTTAAGGGCATTCCTATCCAGAATTATTCTGGATTCCCTAACAACTATGTGTTGATTTGTAAGTCAGGAAGGACAACTAACACTTCGCTTCATGCGGCTGTTAACGCGTCAAATGATCCAGAGAACCTTTTGATCGAAAAGTGGAGACCAGAGGGAGATATTTATTTCCTGAAGGCGACATTCAGCATGGCGGTGAACTTCCCATTTGCTAGTGAAATGGTTCTTTACCAACCATCATAATTCTAACATTTAAACCATAAGAAAATGGCAATAGTAACAGTATCAAGATTTACCAACGCCCTCGAAAACAACAGCTTTGAGGGACAAGGCCGAAAAGCTCAGGCTCTTGCCTATGCGGCCACTTCTGCGCCTACCTGTGTGGAGGCAGCAGAGCAATACCTTGTGTATGAATTGTTAACAGGTGCAATGACGATAAACATCACTGTATCTGCATTGAAGCAATTTGATAAAGTATTTTTCTTCTTCACCGCTGACGGCACAAACCGCGCGGTAACATTTGGAACAGGATTCAAAGACAGCGGGGCACTCACTGTGACAGCGAACAAGAGCGCGGTTGCATGGGGTGTATTCGATGGCGCAGCTATCCACATTTGTTCACGGGAGGTTGAAGCATAACGCCTATGAGTTCATGCAATGAAATATCAATAGGCTATGCTCACGACTGTACCGATCCGTTTCAAGGCGGGATAGGAGGCGATAGCAGGTTAATACTTATCAACAAGTCGGACCTCAGTTCTCATACTGAGTCCGGCTCTACTGATGGTCTTATCACTGCATTGACCCTGAAGTCGGGAAAGTCAGCGTATGCCTTTGAGGGCATCAGGGATTCACTCAAGCCTAGCCACGACATGGTATTGAGTGCGTCTCAACAGCCTATGTATAAGCATCGTGCGCAATGGTTCCTATACGCTTACTCTCAGGTTCAAAAGAACAACATAGAGAAAATGATGAGAGGTCGATTTATAGCGATCTATCAGAATGCGAAACAAGATGTTAACTCTTTTGAGGTACTGGGGTTGATCGTAGGCTTACAAGC